ATACTGTAATGGCAATCGACGGTGTTACTTTAGGAGAGTGCAATGATATTGATCACTTTTCTCCAACAGCAACAGTAAGTACATATACAAATATCAAAGATCTTGTAAAACAAATAAACCAACTTCCTAATAGATTAGGATTGCATTTATACACCAAAGATTTAGCAACCAAACGTTATGTAGTTGAACATGCACGTTGGGGAACTATCTTTGTAAACAAACCATTAACTGTGCCAGTTGAAATGCCACACAGCGGAATGGCTTCTAGCGGCAATACATTCAATCAAAGTTTTTTTAAAATATATCAATATCTTGTACCCAAGCATATTGTTGTAGGAGATCAGTATTGATTAAAGAACTATCATACGATGAAGTTTATCAAGTTTGGCAAGAGTTTTTATGGCCCAACCGAAATAATATATTACCTATGAGTAATATGCGTTATAAAGATACATCATATGATAACATTTATAAAAACTATAAACCTACGTTTTTTGGTTATATTCTTGATGACAAGATAGTAGGTGTAAACAGCGGTCATTCAACAAGTAGAGTGCATTACAGAAGCAGAGGATTATATGTAATGCCTGAATATCGATACAATAATATTGGTAAACATTTGTTAGAATATACTGTAAATTTAGCCAAAAACGAAAACAGAAAATATTGTTGGAGCCTACCACGAAAGGTTGCATTAAAGACTTATTTGAATGCTGGCTTTGAACAAACAAGCAAGTTTTTTGAAACTGAAACTAGCGAACAAAATTGTTATGTGATTAAAGAAATATGAGTTATGATGTAGTGCTATTTACAGAATGCAATGGTAGCATAGGCTGGGGCAGAGATGCTGGCGCCTATACAGTTGCCAGCAGACTACGTGAATCAGGATACAAAGTTAAAGTTATAGACTTTTTTAGTCACTTTACAGAAGAACGTTTTCAACGTGCAGTAGATTTATACGTAAGCAATCAAACAAAGTTTTTAGGATTTAGTAGTACACATTTTAGTACACTAATGCCAGAAGATTGGGAAACACATTGGAGTGCAGATAGTAGAACACGCAAAAGTAATATGTGGAATGTGTATTTTCCTTTTTCTCCAGAAGAAGTTACTAAATGGTTTGATATTGCAAAAGCCAAATACCCTAACATCAAGATAGTTGTAGGTGGCCAAAAGGTTGCACAAAAACGTGCTCTACAAAAGAAGTATCCTATGGTAGACTTATGGGTAGGAGGTATGGCAGATAAAAGTGTGTTGGGATTAATGGAACAGTTTCCTGAAACTAACTTTGTTAAGTCAGAACTTGATTATGGTAGTATGACAGAGCAAGAGTTTAGGTACAGTAAAATACACTGGACAGACGATGATTATATATTTCCACATGAAGCACTACCATTAGAAATCAGTAGAGGTTGTCCTTTTAACTGTGCCTTTTGTGACTACCCTAAAAAAGCAGTAAACAGCTGGACCTTAGACAAAACACATTTGCGAGATGTACTAATAGAAAACTATGAACGTTTTGGTACACATCACTACATGATTACTGATTATCAGCTCAACGAAAACATGAGAAAGATGAGTCTAATACACAATGTATTTACTGACCTACCGTTTGATATTACATGGAGTGGTTTTGGTAGACTTGACTTGTTATACCAAAAGCCTGAAATGATTAGTATGATACAAGAAAGTGGCTGTCGCAGTATACAATGGGGAATAGAAACAGTTACAGATCATGTAGGACCTCTTATAGGCAAAGTAACCAAACGTCATATTATTGAAAGTGCGTTAGAACAATGTAAAAGTGTATGGGGCGATAGTATAGTACAAGGCAGTGGATTTATACTAGGATTGCCAGGAGAAACAAAGTCTAGTTGTATTGAACTAGTAGATTGGATTAGTACACAGCCATGGCTTGATGCTTGGGAGATAACTCCTCTATATATTGGTGGATATGATCCTAACAAAGAATATACTATTGATTATAGTAGAATACAACGCAATCCTGAAAAATACGGATATACGGTTACACTTGAAAAAAACGCTAATGGTATATATGTTGAAGATTGGCAAAACGGCGATATGACAAAGTCAGACTTGATAAATATTATTGAACAAGCACAACAAGGATCCGCATGGCAAAAACGCATTATGACATCTTACTTAGGATACAGTCGTGCTAGTAATCTAAGATTTACACACAGTGAGATCATTCGTGCAGATAAAAATAATACAACATGGATTAGACAACACGCTTCTAACTATAAAAAACTAGCAAATGAATATTTAAGGAAAAACAACTTATTATGAGTAGGATAATAATTTTAAGCGATATCTATGATGTAAGAGGTACAGGTGGTACAAAGTTTAGATCGCACTTTCTCGAAGAGGATGAACGTACTGACATGTACAAATCTGCTTTTGAAGATGTTAATAGTGAATACGGATTAGAAATATCAGTTAAAAATACCAACTATGTAGGTGGCAAATATTTAGGTAGTAGTAAGTACAACTTCTGGACTAGATACATGGGACCGTATACTGTAGCTAGTAATATTAGAGAACATACAAAATACGAAGCAATAGTTTTTGATTATTTTACTAAACTAGATAATTTCTTTGATTTCTTTGAACAGTTAGTAACACCAGATACTGAGTATGTTGCTTTAAGTTTAACGTTTTTAAATAATCCTTTTAATCCTACTCAAGGAAAATTTAATTTATGGCATTTTAGTCATGAAGAATGTTGCGAATGGTTTAAGGAATTAAAACGTCGGGCCCCAAACGCAAAAATAATAATCGGTGGCGCATTAGTAGATACAATATATAAACAGCACTTTGTAACAGGAAAAGTAAATAAGTCTTTGCCCGAGGCAATGAAAGAGTATATTGATTATGCGTTCCATGGGTACAGTGAAAGAACAATGGTTGATTTTTTAAATGGCGAGCTAGACCCTTCTCAAATGCGTATAAAAGATAATGTAACATTTATTAATGAACCTGCACTAGCTGGCAAAGGCGCAATAGTTACACAAACAAAATGGATACCGCAAGATAGTGTACAAACAGGCGAATGGCTTCCTTTAGAAATATCAAAAGGTTGTAGATTTGGATGTAAGTTCTGTTTCTATGATCATAGTGGAACAGTTATTAAAAGTGCTGAATGTTTAAGAAGAGAACTACTTTATAACTATGAGCATTTTGGAACAACTGGATATCAACTTACTGATGATACAGTAAACGACAGTATGGCAAAAATTAATATGATGCATGATGTTATTAGTAGCTTGCCGTTTAAGATCGAATGGATTGCGTATACCAGACCGGATATGTTCCATAAGTTTCCACAAATGTTAGATAAAATGCTAGACATGGGATGTAGAGGTATGTTCTTAGGCGTTGAAACTTTTAATCATACAGCAGCAAAAGTTGCCGGTAAAGGATTAGACCCTGAAAAAATTAAAGGAATACTAGAGTGGATTCGCGAAAAAGCAGGAGACGAAATCTTTATACTTACTAGTTTTATAGTAGGGCTTCCTGGCGAAACTGAAGAAAGTCTAATGGATACTGCTGATTGGTTAGTTAAACAACAAGTTATCGATAAAGCGCAATACGAAATACTTTTTGTATCAGATGCCGGCGGCCGCACAAGTAATGCGTTTAGTGACAAGTCTGATAAATTTGGAATACATGAAGTAAGATGGGATCCTGAATACTATTGGAGACACGGCACTATGGATTTACCTAAAGCTAAAGAAATTGCGTTAAGGTGGGAGAGTATAATGGAAAATCATCCCCGCACACAATTTGAAAGACATGCTGACTACAATGTAAGTTTTTGGGCATATCCAAGACTTCGTAGCTTTGGATTAACACATCATGAAGCTACAGACGCATTATGTTCTGGAATAGTACCTGATTATGTATACAAGTCAAACATTGAATGGATAGGTAAGTACCACCTTGGCTTAATAAAACATAATGATCTCACAGGAAATATAACGTACAACACCAGTTGGATGTATCCAACAGACGGAGATCAGCGAAATAATCAGGTACCTATTAAACTATGAATAATATAAAGTTTATAGATCCTTTATTTGATACTAGGTATTTTAAAAAGTTATATAAAAAACAAATAAACCAGCACTTATATTCCGATCTTGGACATGTAATCAACGATTGGATTATTATAAATTTATATAATCCAATCAATAGTGTAATTGAAACACAGACAACATTTAACAATGAATGGAAAATGGAAAATTGGTGTATGCAGCAGCCTGTTGGTAGTACAACTATATATATGGATAAAACTGGAAATGTTATATACAATGATTTATACAATAGTGTAAAAATACATAGCTTTGATCTTGATATTGCAAATAATAAAAAATATGTTAATACTTGTACAAAATACAATTTTAAGTATTTGTGGTACAGTATTCATAAAGGACCTCATAAGTTGCCAATGCACGTAGATAAAGATAGTCCAATTCGTTATGTTCAGTGTATAAGTAAAGAAACTACACATACAGATTGGTGTTATAACGGAAATAATTTAAGTTTAAAAGAAGGCGATGCTTTTCTTTTTGATCCAAAATTTACACATAGTATTATTACTGAACAAGATGAAAGTGTCTTTTTAATAGCAGATTGTGTTGAATATACAGTAGATGAGTTTAATGTCTAGACAAATATTTTCTTATTCAAACCATAGTAGATTTACAAATCCAGAAGTTTTTGTTTCGGGAAAAAATGATACTGTAACAAACGCTGACGATAAGACATATATCGATTGTAATAGTGGATTATGGAATGTAAACTTTGGATACAATAATCCAATGTATACTCCTACAACTGATCTGCATTATTACCCAACGCATTTTTGGAGTAGCACTGAATCAACAGAACTTGCTGCTGAACAAATATGTAAATGGTTTGGTTATGATAGAGTGTTTTTTGGACACAGCGGAAGTGATGCTATAGACACTTCTATATACATTGCAAAATATTATACAGGTAAAACAGACATTTTAGCATACAGTGTAGGCTATCATGGTACAAACACTCAAGCAAGTGTGTATGACAGCTACACGGCGCTGTTAGACGCTGTAAACAGCAACACAGCAGCAGTTATTATAGAGCCTATAATGATTACTAATGGTGTTATAGAGTTTGATAAACAAACATTGCAGCAACTATTTGATTTAAAGCAGCAGTATGATTTTTGTATTATATTTGATGAAACTGTTACTGCATTAGGACGAGGCGATTATAGTTTTGATTACAAGCCAGATATACTTATTGCTAGTAAAGGATTAACCAATGGAATATTTCCTCTAAGTGCTACAATGGTAAACGCTGATATTGGAAGTTATATTAAAAATACAGATAGAGTATTTTCGCATGGATATACAATGAGTGGCCATCCACAAGGCAGTTATGCACTATTACAAACTATAAAACAAGTCGAAGACATGAAATATCAATTGATAGATTTGCAAAATGCATTTTGCAAACAGTTAAATGAGCATAACTTAGATTATACAAACAAAGGATTAGTGTTTGGTATTCATGTTGAAAACGGAATATACATACGTAGAGAACTACAAAAACAAGGATATCTTATACGTCAAGCAAATAACACACTATTATTTTTGCCTATGTTTATTGCTGATCATAATGATTATACTAGATTTTTCGATCTTGTAGCCACTTTGTCAAAATAGTACCACTAACCCGATAGTTGTATACTTCGGGTAGGTTGTGTACTAACCAATCCTTGCCAGTTATATGTTTTCGACATTGTTCTGCACCACAGCAGCATTTATCAATGATAGTATAATCGTGATCAATAAACCCGGCATAATCTACAGTTATCTGTTCGTCTACATTAATGTCACGCAATGCAATGATTAAGTTTTCTTGAACGTATGCTGTAGGGTTGCAACTATGATTGTGGCAACCATTGAGCCAGTATTTCAATCCACCTTGAAAGTGCCATGCACTGTTTACTAAATGAAAGTAATCTTGTTTGTATGCAGATCTTTCTTTTTCAGTTAACCACATACCACCTACACGATAAATGATATCTCCTTCTTTGATATCTCGAGTAGCAAACTTACCATAACCAACTGTATCACTAATGAAGCGCAACTCATTAGTATCACTACTAAGTCCTAAACTTATTTCGTGTGTATTTAAATATTCAATGAGATTGTGTTTATTCATATTTTATAGGTCTTAATAGCTCTACACCAAACATTGGAATATATTCTTCAAACGGTATTAGTTGCTCGCCGTTATCACCTAAGTTTAATGCTAATAGTTTGTCTCTGTATTCTTTATCTAAATCCATCATTAGTTCAAAGCCGGTAAGTTTGCCTCTAGGCTCAACATCAAAATCTTCAGCAATAATACTTGGTTTAATCTTTTTACTGTTTATATATCTATCTTTGAAAGCTGTTTCTACCCAACGATATACACTTTCTTTTTGTAAATAACTTATCATAGTTTCTGGTGTGTATTGGAAAAAACTAGGAATACATTCTCTTTGTATATCTCGGAAATATGTATATAATGTAGTAACTCTAGCTTCTTCGCAATCGTATACAGGCTTTTTTCCTATTTGTCGTATCAAGTAGTTTTCACCACCACCAAATACAGGTATACCATCCAAACGATTGGCACAGTGATAATATAAGTTTAGTTGAGGACTACTACAACGTGTGACTTGTGCAAAATCTATTAGCTGTGTTTTATAAAAGTCTTCTACATTGATATCAATAATATCAGGAGAAATACCTCTGGCTGCACATAATCTTAATGCATAGTTTATATCGTGTAAGTTAAGGTTACGCTCATATCTAAATATAGCTACTCTAGGAGTTATACCACATGAAATAAAACTATGCAGCATTACTTCACTATCAAGCCCGCCACTTAATAATAAAACAAGTTTGTCACCATGTAAATCATAAAGTTGCTGTGCTGTAGATTTGCATTCATCTCTCCACGATCCATACGAACTTACAGTTCCGTGATTAAAATAAAAGTCGTTGTCGCATGTAAATCCACAATCTACATGATTATTTTTTGTATATTCAAACATAACACTATTATATTATTATATAGAAAAAATGTCAACCTCTATCCCATTTTTGAATATAGTTTATTTGTACACCGCTAGTGCGCAAGCCTGACTTCATACTACTCTTACGCTTTGGAAACACTGTTTGTTTAAACTGTGTTGCATCTTGGTATATAACCTTTGGCGCTTCGCTAGTTTCTATACTAGTATAATCAGTCCAGTTAGCATCATTTAAACCTGTTGATTCGGTTCCGTAATAGAAGTTGGCAGTGGTTTGCCCTGGCATATTAGAAAGATATGTCTTGATATCTGCATATGTCCAGTCTCTATTAAACTGCACCAATGTAGAAATAAATCCTGCTGCACACGGACATGCTGCACTAGTGCCACTAAATCCTGTATCTTCAGGAACACCAGCACCACTTCCACTGTTGCCAGTAAACCCAGCATACGTAGCAGGATAATCACCTTCTGGAACATAACTACGGTTTGCTGCTAATATTCCATCTGCTGGTGCATACAAGTCTATTCCGTTGCCTCTGTCACTGTATCCAACTTTTCGTTCTTTAGCAGTTCCTGTGGAATGATCATCGTCTAGTGCACCGATGTTGATCGTTTTGTATGTGACCTCGCCAGTTACTCCGTCAACAGTTTTACCACCTTGTTGTGGAAATCCACGTCTATTGGTAGTACCTGTAACTTCAATACCAAACTCTTCAAAGCTACTTTGTTCTAAGGTATCGGTATTGTTTTGTGCGATATAGTTATCAAAGTCTGGATGCCCCCAGTTGGTTTGTTTTTGATTACTATTACCAGCAGCACATACAAATATAACGCCGCTGTCGATCAATTCGTCTAATGCTGTTGTCATAGAATTAGTTTTCATTTCGCCTTTCCAACGTCCACCATCGCCTTGTGTTCCCATGTGGCTTAGCCAACTTATACCAGTTTCTGTTGTGTATGCTGTTGCAGCACCACCTCTAAAATGATGATAAAGTGTAGAAGCTTCAGTGCCCCCTGGTGACTTAACAGCTCTGTATCCCCAACTATTTGAACTCACAGTTGGATCTTGTGTGCCATATGCAGGATTTATAGGTTTTACATTATGAAAGATTTTTTGCATGTCAAAACCAGGCTCGATGTCACTGCCATATGTGCCATACAAGTTTAAAACCCATTTGTTAGCGTTGTATGCCCAACCTTGTGTTCTACCGTATGTAAGCGCCATACAGGGTGTACAGTGCTCTCCTACACTGCTCTGTGTTGTGTTGGTACCGTTGCAGTATGCTCGTGTATAGTTGCTTGTAATAAACGATACAACGCCAGCACTTGGAAACTTTGCTCTAAACACACTACTTCTATTATTTGAATTAGTCCACCATCCTCTTGCAAAACTTTCGATAGGTACAGTAGTTCCGTCCCATCTTTGTTCAATTCTGTCGCCCATTTGGACATTAATAGTTCCACTCATATTTACATGAGTACTACATTGATAATAATATGTTCCTGCTTCGGTTGGTGAAAAAGTAACAGTTCCGTTGTTTACTGCACCCTGTCCGGTAGTATTTGGCGCTTGATCTCCTGTACCAGAAGTTTGTGTAATTTTAATATATAACGGATGATTACCTTCTGGACTTGTGTTGGTTATTCTGAGAGTATCGCCTACGTAAATAGTTATAGGATAATCAGGACCGCCACCGCTTCCAGTACGATCTTGTCCAGTGTTTAATGTATAACTACCACCTTCAGAAGGACTAGCAAATACTGATCTACTGTAAGATGCAGGTAAAGGAAGAAAATAATCTGGATCTAAGTATAATGGTGCATCTAAACATAAATCTAATACATCACAGCTACCATTTCCAGGTAGTAGATTACCACCTGTGTATCCGTTTGGTTTCTCACCTTCGGTATCTCTATTAAACTCAGGGTGTCCAAGCCAACCAGCACCATCATCTGCTACAATAACATCAACATGCTTGCCATCACCCCACTGAGGTATTTTACTTGTTTTTACAACGCTATCTGCGTCACCGCCCTCGATCCATGGATCAACTAGTGTACTAGCTCTTAATGTCCCCCAGTTGGTTCTGTTGATATCTGCTGCACCGGGTGTACCAGGTAGTGTGTTAGAAGTTTCCATCTCTTTGTAAACTTTAACTGTATTTGTGTATCTATTAAAGTTTTTTGGACTAGCACTTGCATGAAGTTCGTCTGCAGGTGCTTTATATGTTTCAGGATACTTCGAGTAATCAATATTAATAAATTTTACACGAGGGTCGTCTTTTAGTGCAGTTGCTTCTGCATCAGTAAGTAGATAACTTCCTCTAGTAGCACTATGTTCTTTTTCGTCTTCTACAGTAACTTCTCTACTTGGAACACTAGCGTATGTGTTTCCGTCTGCAATAAGTTCTGCATGTAGTTCTTGCCATTGCTCTGCTGTATTTGTTCCTAGAGAATAATATTGTTCACTCATATTTTTAGTCCTTAGATTAAGCTGGCCCAAGCACCGTTTTCATATCCCTGGAATTTGTTTAGTGTAGTATTGTAAATCATATCACCGTTTTCGGCACTCAAAGCATCACGTTCAGTGGTTGTAAAACTTGCTAGTTTAAACGGACTACTTGATACTTCTACCCTTGTACCGGCAGCAAGTATAATGTCAGTGTCACTTGATATTTCTGGTGTTCCACTAGCATTAGTAATGATGTTTTCAACTTCTATAGTATCGGCAATAATTTTGTTTGTAACAATTAAATCGTTTTCAACTGTAACATCACTGCTAAATGTAGCTGCTGGTGTTACTACAACTCCACTCGAATCACTTGAGTCTAATGTAGTACCAGTAAATGTAAAGCTACCTAATGTTGCTGGCTGTACAGCACTATCTGCTAATGCACCTTGCGCACTAGTTGCAGCATCTGTTATTCCGTAACCTGCTAGTGTAGTTGGTGTTACACCTAAATCAGTAAAATCTTCTACTGTACCAGTAATAGTTATGTTGCCTTCTGCATCACTTGCTGTCGTAATACCGGTACCACCAAGTATACCAATAGTTTCTTGACCATTAACAACTCTTAATGTACTATCGTCTGCTGTGACATTCCAATGTGAATAGTTGTCAGTACTTCCGCCACCGCCACCACTAGATACTTCACGCCTATTTAACCAGTTGCCAGCTTCATATATTTGGAATCTACTATTTGTTGTATTGTAGATCATCATACCGTTTGCACCAGTTAGTGCGTCACGTTCTGCTGTTGTAAAAGATCCTGTTTGTATAAAGCCTGTTGCTTTTACATTACCTCTTACATCAAGTCTTAAACCTGCTGCTGGAGTATAATCACCAATAGCCATATTACCATCGGCAAATCCTACATAGTTAGTTGCCGCGTACGATCCACTTGATGATGTACCAAGATACAATCCTGAATGCCATGCAGCAAATGATACATATGTTTTTGTACCAGTATCGTCTATTTGATCAAAACCTATTAATCCAATATTTTGATCACTTGCCGTACCTGCATCAGTTCTTCTAATTTTTAAATACTGAGCTTCTTCGGTATTTGAAAAGTTTGTAGTGCCTATTGATCCAGATGTTCCGTGACTTACATTTAACGAAGTATCATAAGTTATCTTATTAACATCTTGTAAGTTTCCGTGTAATGTACGAGTATTGCCGTCGACTATTATAGTCGAATCGTCAGAAAACACACTACCAGTCATGTCTCCATCAAAAGTACCTGTGTGCGCACCTACTGCATTACCTGTAACATTACCTGTAACATTACCAACAAAACTATTAGCGGTTATTATGCCAGTACCTGCACCGCTTGCTGTAACATCTCCAGATATATTAATATCGCCATCGCCGACAATCTCTTGTCCGGTAATACTTAAATCAACATCAATACTGATATTTGCATCACTAAGCGTTAAAACTGATGCTGTAGCATTATCAGTAATGCCTGTTAAGCTGCCGCCACCACCGCTGCCGCCCTGTAATACACCACCGGGTGTAGTTCCATCGCCAACGTATATTTTTTTAGTATCGGTGACATATATTATTTCGCCTTCAGCTGGCGTAATACTTGTCCTGTTTGCTTCTGTTCCGCGTCTTAGCTTTAAAGCCATATTAAAGTCTCCTAGGTGTACTGTTTTATATATTTATCATATCTACACAGAAACTATTTTTAAAAGGCAAAGGCTACTGCAACTTTGTATTAAAAATACAGTTGCAATAGCCTTTTGTTTACTTGTTTACTTTAAGAAAGCGTGTTGTTCTTTTTTGAATGTCTTTCTTTAGACGTTCAGTATCTAATCTAAAGTCAACTTTATCAATTGTATCATCATATTCTGTAAAAAACTCTTCTAGTATAGAATCAACATCGTCAGTACTTTGTTTGGTCTTTTTAATATCAATTTCCCATTCCTTACCATCAACAAATCCAACAATAACAGTGTTGATATATTCTAATGGAATAAAATCCATATCAATATCATTTAGTATTTCTTCCCAATACTCGTCTTTGCTTTTATCCGTCACTGGTCTCAGTTTTCTTTGCTGATACCTTTGCTTTCTTCTTAATAGTTGGAACTAGTTCTTCGGCTTGATCTCGTAATGCTTTTGCTTCTTTGTATAAAGCATCTGCTTGTGAACGAAATTGTGCAGCAAGTGCTGCATCGTCAAGTACACTGTCAGCTTGTGGAGCAACAGCATCGGCACTGTACATTTGAGCAGGATCTACAGTCTCTTCTGTTTGATTTGCAGGCTGTTCTGCTGTTTTACCGCCAGGACCTTTTAGTGCTAAATCGTTTACTGTAACACCTTGTTGTTCTGCAATAGTACTATTCAAGTCACTAAGTGAAATATTAGTATTACCATTTGGAGTCATTTCGATATCGCTAGTTAAAACTTTTCTTAGTTTTCCAGTCTGTTGAAATCCTGCCAACATATTACGACCATCAGGCAAGTATGCACGAGCCATTGCTTCTGCAAACTCATATGCTTCCTGTCCAGCTGCTGATTCAACAACTCTAATTAAGCTGTCATGTTCGTCTGCACTAAGATTTTCTGTCTGTACAACCAAGCAGTTATCAGGATCACCTGGTATAACTCGGTATGCTACGATTACTTTGCGTCTATTGGCAGCTACTCTGCCTACGTGTTTAAGCGCCATCTTCACCCTCCTGTGTTGGTTCAGTCATTGCTGCTTCGGCACCTTCTTTTGCTGCCTTAGCTTGTGCTTCTACTTCTTTCAAGAAAGCATCTAGTTTATTATATAACGCACCTACATTAGCCATTTCATTAGCTTTAAATGTACCACGCTCTGTTGCAAGTTCAATAACGGCTCTTGCTAATGCTAAATCTTGAATATTTAATTCATTTGCTTGTGTATTTTCGGTCATATTTTACTCCTTGTATAATTTATTTATAACCACTGTTTTAGTTGTACTTCAAATGTGGACAAGCCAACATAAAGAAACTTAGTTCTTTTGAGCTTTCAAATCCAACATAATGTTGATGTACAAGATTCTTTTGTTCGTCTAACTGTACAGAGTTACCAAAAAAATATCTGCCAGTTAGATTGCTAATAATCCAATCGCATATTGCTTGATCTAAGTTATATCTACGTGGAATACTTATTGTAGCAAAATGAGGAGGGCAAAAATCTACCCTCCTTATATTTAATACATCGAGTGGATTAGGGTCTTTTAGTTTCATGCAGCCTCGTCATAATGTGCTGTTACACCAAACGGCGCTTGCAAGTTTTTATCATGGTGCGAATGAATAATAAACACTGTCTCGCAATAGTCTTCGTCGCCCCAGCTATCCCATGCATAACCGTCTGTGAACATTAAAAACTTCTTAGGCTGAATATCATTTTCTTTCATATATGTCCAGTTAACCATAAAATCAGTGCCACCGCCACCAAGTATTTCATAGTCACATAGATTTTCTCCATTATCTGCACTAAAGTCTTGTTCATTATATACTTTAGTATCAAAGCACCATAGTTTGATCTTATAGTCTTTGAACTCTTCCATAATGCCTTGTATTTCACCTAAGAAATCTGCTGCCTGTGAGTTACCAATACTACCAGACATATCAATACAAATGCATAGATCGATTGTATCTTGAAAGTCCATACCGGGCAATATAGCACCCGTATGCCAACCTTTGCGTGATGGACGGCTAAATGTAAAATCACTTTTAATAGTACTTTGGATTTGCTGACGAATAAGTTCACGCCAGTTCATCTTAGGCTCAGTAAGTTCTTTGATCATACGTGCAACACCTGCAGGTGTATTTCCTGCACCAGCAGTTTGTGCCGCATTAATCATAGCTTCTTTTACTTCGTCTCGAATCTGATCCATTTCTGCTTTGCTGTACTTAGGACGACCTTTACCGCCTTTTCCATCTTTACCAGCTTCACCTTCCTCACCATCTTCGCCTTCTAAGTCTAAATGTTCATCTAACATTTCGCCTAGTTGTTTAAGATAATCTTCACCATTCTTTTTGGCTTCTTCAAATAGATCGTCATATACTTCTTCACTAATCCAACCTTCGTATTTGAAGTCTTGATAACAACTTACAATACTTGGAATAGTACCAATACGATCACGTACTAGAAGATTATTAACAATATAGTCGGCTGCAATATTATACAACATTGGATTACGATCATCACGTCGACCCAAGTGATCAAACACACAGTGAAGTATTTCGTGTGCAATAACAAATTCAATTTCTTTGTTATTCATTGCATTAAAGAACTGTGTATTAAAGTATAGGTTACGACCGTCTACTGCGGCAGTACCTAACCATTCGTCTGCTGCCTGAATACGTAAACGTGTTGCCATATTACCAAAAAATGGGTGACGTAATAATAGTCCAACTCGAGCAATAATAATACGATCAAGAACTTCTACACGCATTTCCTCCAGTTCTTCTGGAGTAATATCTGGATTCGGCTCCCAGTTTTTAAGTTTAGTTTGTGTATCTTTAGTAGCCATGTCTAACCTCTTATAAGTGTTATACAGTTAATATAACATATTTACTATTATTGTCAACCTTTAAATAGAATAATGGACAGCCGAAGCTGTCCATTATGTACCAACTTAAACTTGTTGCGCTGCCTTAATATACTTACCAAAGCGATTGTGGAATTCATCAAAGCATTCTACTTCGTCTGGATCGATAGGAAGTGCATATTGCGTAAGAGCAAGTTTAATACCCATAACAACCAGTTCTGTGTCAAAGTTATCCATTGCAAAGCGTAGGAAGTTATTGACTTTATCATCAAACTTTTTGTCATTTTTATCAGATGATTCTTTGAGTTCATAACAGAGCGAAACAGTCAAGGAATACATGGCACTGATTTCTTTAGTTTTTAACTCCTTTACTTTACCTGCAAGAATATCTGTTGGGTTTGGCATACTTGAGGCAACCTTACGGTGTGCCATAAACTTAACAGCAAGACCTTCGCCTACTGTACCTGCAACCAAATCAGTAGTAGTACTTTCGTCAAGTTCGTCTTCGAGCAATTCGCTTACAAATGACCAACTACGTGGTGTTGCAAATGACCGGCTTGCTGACTTTGGATCAAAATCATACAAGTCTTTTTTTGCAAACGTCAAGTAACCTACAACATCTTTGTGTTGATTATTGTCTACTGACCAGTTGAACCAGTCATCAAAGTTAACAGCAAGTTCTAGGTGAATAAAGCGGTTAGCCAATGGTGCTGGCATACGATATGTAACACCCTTGTCGCTTTCACGGTTACCTGCCGCAACAATAATAACATTGTCTGGTAGTTTGTATGTACCTACACGACGATTCAAAATCAACTGATATGCAGCCGCTTGTACAGCAGGTGCCGCTGAGTTCATTTCGTCTAAGAAAAGTACAATATTATCATATTGTGCTGCCATTTCTTCATCTGGCAGTTCACTTGGTGCACCCCATGCCATTTTAACATTGTTGCTGTCAAAATACGGAATGCCTTTAATATCGGTTGGATCCCAAAGACTCAATCGAATATCAATAAGATGAGAGTTAGAAAAAGTTTTAGTAACTTGTTCTACGATATCGGATTTACCAATACCCGGAGGACCCCAAAGAAAAACAGGACGCTTTTTATGCATTGCATGACGAAGAGCGTTTTTTGCTTTACTTGGAGAAACTGTGCGAATTACGTCTGACATTTTATATTCCTTTTAGATTTGTTTTCAGTGCCTATACAGTACAATAGCATTAACTGCTATTAGTGTCAACCTTTAAAGTAAAGTTTTGCGATATTTTTTCGATCGCTATAACCAATGCCTTGCAACCAAAGAAAGTAATCAAACTCTTGACTGTTTTCTTCGATGTTGCAGTCTTCAGCAACAGCTAGGTGCCGCAGTGCAGATTTCCAGTTGCAGTTAGCAACCTTCATAACACCTGCTACACTTTTGCGGAAACTAACAATAGCCTGCTCTTCAGCAGCCTTTTCGGCAATGTTGTTGCGCTCTAGTTCGTCGCACAACATATCCCAAATACGCTGTTTAGTATTAGCTGGAGATTGTGTCCATTCCTCCCAGAAGTATTCACCAGGACGGAACCCACGTGCGTCTTTGTGAAGATCGGAGATGATATCGTCGCTATAATCGTACATTGTATTGCCCTTTGTGTATTTGCCCTATACACTTAATATAACACAAGTACTACAGAAGTCAACCTCTTTTTTTCAACTTTATACTAAAACTTCCAGGATTATGTTTGGTTTGAACACATTCTCTAATTCGTGAATGATTGCTTGCCCACGTGTGTATTTCACGCATCATAGCACCTTGTCCGGTAACTACATGACATTTTTTGTATCCGCTAAGATATGCTTCTTCTATTTGTTGATTAAAATGTTGCCATCCTATATGAATATGCAAGCCGTGTAGATCAATTCGCATCTTTACTTCTGTTCATAGCTTTAGTAAGTCCATACTTACGCAAGTCGCCACTAAACAGACCAAGCTCTATTGCTTTACGTTCGTCTGTAACCGTTATGCTTCGATTTGTAAGATAATATGGACAAGTTATAAACTTATCAAGATGTATTATAATCTGTGTAGTTAAAGGAATATCTCTTGGATACGGTATATCGTATGTAGTAATACCAATTTGATTGATAACATCAAATCCTTCTTCAGTAAGTCTTAGTCCGCCATTGCCTTTGGTTCGTGTATTCTGCCACCATAATGGCATGTATTCTTTTACATTTATATCATTATAACTTTTTTCAAGTTCTTTTAAAAAAAGTTTGGTATAGGTAACTTTATCAGTCAAACAACTTCTCACCTTCGGATAACATATATACCGAAAAGTCATTACAGTTAAATGTAGAGTTTAGTTTTTTGGCTAGATTATGTGCATGTCCAGGATTTGAGAAACTAGTTTTTTTGTATTTAGGACCAGGATAGTTGGTTAATGCATTTGAACTTTTTAAGTTAAATGGTTTGTCTTGATAAAAAACTGCCCAAATAGCTTCTGCATCTAAAATCTGTTCACATTTATAGGTAACTTTATTGGTATATTCAAGTCTAACAACTGGTTTTGGTCTACTCATAATGCGTGTCCTTTATTAACTACGCATATATTTATCTTTTTACCAAGCCCCAGAGTCCATGTTTACTTCAATAACTTGATCATCATTGAGCTTTTCAAGTTTGCTATCAATGATTTTTTCTAAATCTCCATGCAGTCTTGCCATAACTTCGCCTAATGTAAGTGCTAGTATTTTTGCTTGATTTATATCGAGTCTAACTTCTCTTGCTTTACTTTGTTCAGCAACTTTAACCATTTGGATTAGTTGCTGTATAGGCATTGTATTAATTGGCTCTGTTGACATTACTTAGTGCTACTTTCATTTCTAGCTCAGTTTTATACGGACCTGAGTATTCGTTACGTTCAATAGTAATTAGCTTTGGACAGTAACTTTTAAGCCAGTTAACATTAAACTTAACAAGATAGTAACCGGCACAATATACACTTTTAGATTTTTTACTTTTAGTAAACAATGGTAGTTTATGTTTGATGTCATACATACTATTGTAAGGAGTAGTACGTGTTGGATATCCGTGTACTTCTTTACTTGAAAGTGATTTTTTGTTTTTAATATTTGCAATTAAAAAGTTCTTACCAAATGTTTTTTTCAACTGGTTTTCACTTTTATAAAACTTAACAGAACCTTTTTGACTAACAACAAATCCGTCATCGTTTTTTGAAAGAGTACCAACTCGCATTCCTTCTTCTTCAACAATCCAAAATTTATTTTCTAGTACAGGTTTAGCTTTCATGCTCATTGTGGATATCTCGCTTGTAATGGGTCTGCATAACTTGCTGCCTGGTCTGCAATACGTTGCATATCCCACTTAGCACAGAACTTCATAAGACGCATACCTACTTGCTTAACGTCTTTGGGTACTGCATGTTGTGCAATAGTGTTATCTATCTCTTGTCTAATATGCTCGGGTTGTGCAGTCAAATCACATAGTACAACATTGCGTGTGTAATCATCAAGCACACGATGCTCTACACCTTCGTGGTCAGTCCAACGTTGTAGCATCATGTTGTTCCAACTAAAGCCTTTTGTTTGTTTGTCGTCAAATGCTTCAATCAGTCCAACTTTGTTTTTTGTACCTTTTTTTCTAACACCTGGATAGGCGCTAAACACATTGTCACTAGTGTCGCCACGCATACACTTTTCAAACAACATGAATTCAGGGTGTGGAGCAGGCTTAGGTTCTCCTGTCTTCTTATCGCACACGGGCTTGCCTTTGTCATCAAAGTATCCTTCTACTGTAATAGTAGTATTACTTACCCCGTTGTACTGTCTACAGTTAGGTGCAATAAGTTGTGCAAAGTCACCGTCTGTAGAGATAATAACATGATTGTCATTAGGATGTGCTTGTACCCAACCTGCAATAAGATCATCTGCTTCTAGTACAGGATTTTGCATTACTGTACAGTTAGTCTTGCTACCAACAAAGTCTTTGAACTCGTCAAAGATTTCC